AGTTTCACCATGAGAACCACAATAACTCATGGTGTAACCCAAGTCAAGCGTTAAGTAGTTAATTACTTACTTGAGGACATATACATGAGCATTTCAGAATTAGAACCAGTATTTCACTTAGATAACACAGAAGTCCCATACGCACAAATACCAAATGAATTTATAAGAAACGAAAATCTCTCAGCAGAAGCAAGAGCGCTGGGGATGTATCTTAGAAGTCATGTGTCAACCTGGAAACCTCGACCCACGCAACTAAAAAAACACTTTAAGTGGGGAGATTACAAGTGGCGAAAAGTTACTGGGGAGTTAAGAACCCACGGATATCTTTACCTTCTACAAGGCTCTACCGGAAGAGATTATTACTTTTCAATATTCAAAAACCCTCCTACTGTAACTAGCAATGTTCACGTTATACACAAGCCATGCGTTGAAAATCAACGCATGGGTTATCCACAAGCCATGCGTGGAAAACCCACGCGTGGGAAATCAACGCATATAAGAACACCAAGTTGTAAGAAGACTATATCTATTAAACAACAACAACATATACCCATACCTAGTGAAGGACCTGTTGCTGTTGATTTAGAAATTATTGAAGAGATGGAAAAGATTGGAATCGATAGGACAGTAGCAACCAATATAAGCAAGCTACATAAGAAAGAGTACCTTCAAAGAAAGATAGCTTTAGCCAAGTCTAAACCTAGAAGCAATCTAGCAGGGTTTACGATAAAGGCAATTGAACAAAACTATCCAGAACCCACAAAGACTGTGCAAACAGAGATACCAAGCACTCACGCCTCTCATGTCCTAGCAGATACGTCCAAAGCTGACGAAAGGAAAAGAAATAAATCCCCATCTATGCCAAAAGAGGCCAAGGATGTATTTTCATCGCTCATAAGCGCCCATTTAAAACCAGCAAGGACCATGTCATGACCGAACCCAAGAAAAAGCGATTACCTTCACTAGAAGACAAACTCACATTACTCAATGTGAAGCCCAGTACTTACCACGCATGGTTCATCAAGTACGGGCGCAAGTACGTCCAACAAAAGATATCCCTGATGAACATGCTCGCTAACGAGCCTAGGAGCCGCGCAGCGTGGATATCTGATGCAGTCTTTAAAAACTACCAACTGAGCACAAAAGATGGCGTCACGAGCGTACACGGCGCCCTGGTAGCAACGCATGCCGTTATCAAAGCCCGTGAGGCAAAATCAAAGAGGGTACGGATACCCAAGATACGAAGGCAAGGAAAAGCCGCTATTGCTAAGTTGAGAAAAGAACTTAAAACGGACAAGCTACTATCAACTGGATAAAAAACCAGTTCTTACATGCTTGTCTCGTTTTTAGTTACCTGATATGATTTAGCCATGATAGTAAAAACACACCCAGTACCCAGTGTTATGGCGACCAGAGCTTCGATGGTGAAGTTCGATACGTCATTATCACGAGCTAGAGATGCAAGGCTGGCCGAAAAGCATTTAGACGATGTCAGAGCCATCCTAAGAAATTCGATGGCGTCACGGGCAAATTTGGAGGCAAATACAACGGAGGTAGAAAATGCACACAGTAGGCTCAAGGAAGGAGCTAAGGCTACAGGTACCAGTTGAGATAGAAGTTGACTCACTAATTGAGGGGTGTAGAAGAAAGATTGCAGCGTTATCAGATGCGGCCGAGCTCAAGGCTCTAGAAGAGAAAATGTTATTTCTGTTACAGGGCGCACAAGCTGCCTACAAACGTATTCAGAACTGTAGCTATCAGATTAAGCTTGTGCAGTCTCAGATTGACGTATTAGAATCGACGACAGGTTTATGTAATCTTTTGTGATAGATAATGATTGATAAAAATGACATATTTGTTACTGAGGTGGAAAGGATATTGACCGTAACCGAACATCACGGGCGTCAATATTATTTTCATATGAAAACCGATAATAATAGGTTTCTTTTTGAGATAAAAGATATGTCAGGTTCCAATGTGTTTGAAACTTGGATGTCGTTAAAAGAAGGTAGAGCCTTATCAGATTTATTGCATCAAACAGCAGATCAATCCATTCGTCCGGGTTACATAGATGGCGTACAGCATGAAACATGCAACCCTTTTGTTGGATATAGCCATCCTACTGCTGGTGAGTTTGTTGTTGGTAAGTATGTTAAGAGCGATAAGTAATGGCGATAATTAGACGATATCAAATCGGATGTTTTACATTTGATATCCAGCTAGACCCTTTTCAGAAACCCAATCAACAATCGGCTTTTCATGTAACCATGAATGTTAGAGATGATAATCAATCAATTAACTTTACTCGAAAGAGTGCAATTACACTATCTGATTTGCAAAGGATAGGAACCATTATTCATCAATCAATAAATGACATAGGATTGCTTGATGAAACAGAAAGCTGAAGCCTACCGAACTGTAACTATAGTTCCATCAACCCTAAAGCTTAATGCTCTCAAAGAACCAACTGTTGAGCCTTATGTGCCGCTGTATAATCGCGGTCGTGTTCCTAATAGACCTGAACCAAAACCTGTAAAGAAGTGGTGTGAGTGTGTAATATTATGACCATAGTAAGTGAAGAGAAGTTAAAAGAAATATATGAAGAAAGCAAATTATTGAATAAGCAGTTAAGAAGAGTTTTGGAAGGAAAGCCGTTTAATGTCGGCATATCAGCCACTTTATTGGTGTTAGTAGAGATGTTAGATAGTCTACCAAAGCATGATAAAATAGAGGGGATAAATAGGGCGATTAAATCGATTGTAAACTTTGAATATGATTAAATGACAAAAATAGTAACCAAGTTTTGCCAAGCATGTAAGAAAGAGTTTGATTCAATAACAACTGAAGAGGCTAAGATATCTGAAATGCAAGCTCTCTTTGGTGATTTACCGCCTGAAGAAAGAGCAACAGTTTGTGAGCCGTGTTTTATTAAGATAATGGACTTTAATGAGCCGGGAGTTTATAGATATGCGAAATTTATTGAGAAGCATTAAATGAAAGAAGCAGATGAAGACTTAAAGAGAAACACAAGGGGCTTAAGTATGACTAATGAAAAAAGAATAAAAGAATTATACAAAAAGATTGATGAATTGTTAGAGGGTGAAAACATGTATGTTGTTTTAACCACTTTAACTAATGCTTTAATGTTTGCAATCGATGAACCTGTGGCGCGTGATTATAGAAGAACTAATCTAGCTACGGCATATATGTTTTTTAAGGAAGAGCTTGATAAAGATGCGGGGCATTAAATGAAAGAAGTATTTGGTGTAGATAACATTTGTGAAGTTGACAAAGTAAGAGATGCAATTAGTGATATTCTTATTGGAAAAACAGCTAATGTTGGAATAAATGCATTAGGTAATTCATTAATTGACTTATATAAATATGTTGAGAATAAAAATAAGCAACATGCAAGACTGTGTGTAGAAGAGTTTATTAAGGCATTACAGCGTGAATTCTTAAATGTCCCCCAGGCTAGCGGCGACCAAGGAAATAAGAAAAACCCATAACCGCTAGCCCAGAGTCCGCAACTAGAATACCATCTTCAAGCCCGCACCGAAAGCATAAACATTGTTAAAGCTTTGGTCGTTCTTTTTCTTCATACTCTTAGCGCTCTCCCATACAAATGATGCACGTACACCAATGGCATCGGTAAACGCATATTCAACGCCGCCAATCAATCGTGGTACGCAGCGTGATAAATCTAGCCGATAAGCGGGGTGACGAGCATGGTGCCTTAATTGAGCCAACCCAGCCCCGCCAAGCGCTTTAAACTTGCCATCCGCGGTTAGAGGATAGTAAGCCACTAAAGCCCCGTGTATGCCTTTCATCTTAAGGCTAGCGCCGCTCATTCCTGGGAACTTCTTTGTCTGTTTAGCTGAGTGGAAGCCTACTTCAAACGCAAGGTCATCATTCAGCATGATACCGCCGTATAGGTTCATGGCTGGCGCGCGCTTAGCGAAAACATGGGCATTGAGTCCACGTAGGTTCACTGAGCGGTATTGGAAGTCTGCCCCTAGATATGGGGTGGCATAAGAAGGCATGGCACAAGATAGTGTGGCAAGAGCTAGTAATCGTTTCATTTCGGTGACTCCATTGGTTGATGTTAGTTTCAACATAGGATGGAATCATCTGATTGGCAATTATGTGTTAAGAGACTTTCTTATTATAATTTATTAATTCATAATTTATTTCTGCAAGAAGTGAGTGAAGCTCAGAATTCTTTTGGTCAATAAATTCTTGAGTATAAGGTTCGCTGTTCCACGATCTTCTATAATCCATTAAACTATCAAATAATAATTGAGCTTGAGTTAAGCTTAATTTAATGTTTAACATGTTCACGCTCCTATTCGAATTAATATATCTTTTTTAACCTTACGAATAGCTTCATAAGCAATGCCATGCTTTCTAATCATCCTTAAAGCATAAAGACGATATATCTTTAAGCATTCAGTTTCTAAATCTAGCATGTCTCTATAATTCTTTAACTCTAAGCTTGTCATACTATTCCCCCTTAAGTGTTAATAAATGCCTCTCTCAGGCCGAGGCGCGCCGATAGCTGTATGGAGGCTTGTACTTAAGACCGCTATCCGTCAGTACATAGTTGGCAATACCTTGCTTGTCTTCTTGCCTGTATCAATATCCTTATGTGTGTCACTATAACACATATTTATGCCATGTCAACACTTATTTGTAATTATTTTAAATTAATTCTACAGTTAATATACACACTTAAATGGACACCCAAAAAATATATGGCCAGGATAATGAAGGATAAGCCTAAAGTCAGTGAGAAGACTTTAGAGATTGTCAGACGTATCAAGATGGGCGCGCCATTGAAATATGATTGCGATGTCCATCCCGCTTTACTGATTGAGGTCTTTGACCGCGGCGATGACATTGCTATGTTTTGTTCTACGCTCGGTATTTGCCGCTCTACATTCTACAACTGGATAGATGAGTTCCCAGAATTTAAATCTGCATACAATGTTGCGCGTGAGATGTCGCGCACAAAGTGGGAAGCTATTGGCGGACTTAACGGTGTCGTAATGCCAATCGATGTTTCATTCAACACAACACTTTGGTCAATCAATATGCGTAATCGTTTTGGTTACACTGAACAACGTAAGGTTAAAGTGAAAGGATTAAGTGCTGCTGAAACACCTGAAGAAATGAGTAAAACTATCATGAAAGGTGTTGAGGAAGGTAAGTACACATCAAGTGAAGCAACCGCATTGATGAGTATACCATTATCAACTGTTAAGATTCAGGAACACACAGAAATTAAGAAAGATATGAAGGACATTAAGAAACATTTAGGAATGCCAGAATGAGTTTGCGCACAGATTTAAAAAAGATAAAGGCGATGATTAAGCCTAAACAGACATTGAGGGTTATATTTAATGAAACTGATATCACGGACGAACAAGGAGTCGTATGGGTGTTGTTTACAGTTTAATGGCTTTAGGCGGTGTTACTTTGTGTTTGACCATGATGATAGTTGGTATTGTGATCTATTATCAGGCTATACCCATGTAAGCTATGCCCAGCCTATAGACCACTTTGGTAAGCCATGCGTCATCATGACCGAGCCATATAACTTTGCCGCTGAGACCCAGATAGTCGCGGAAAGTGACTTCCTACACCAACTTGCCGGCGCCGGCAAGATGATAGTAGAGGTCAAATACCTAGTGACACGCAAGAATCGGCTCATAAGGCCAGTGTTACAAACGTGTTCTACACTTACACAATACCTAGCGGGAATTACGCTAGGAGCAATAACAGCACAGGGATTGTATAACAAGCTAACTAAGTCAAAGGATAGCTGGCTTAGAGACAGAGGAATCAGGGAGGTAGTCATATGGGAAGAGGCGCAAGACGAGTCGTTGAGAACGTCGTAGCACCCGTTACTAATCTTTTTCATAGACGACATGAACCGCAAGAGGTTCAAGCCGCACCCCCGCCACAACCAGCCCCAGCGCCGCCTCCAGCCCCTGTGGTTGCGCCAGCACCCGTAGCTGCAGCGCCTAACCCAATCAATGAAGACATTCGCGCCCATCGTGACCTGTTAGCCAAGGAAGCCGATAGAGCAACCAAAGAGCTTGCAGCCTCTAAACAGAAACTAGCCGCTGGTCTTGCCCGTAGTGCTCGTGCACGTCGTGGCAACATCTTCGAAGAGGGTTCGCCTAACAATCAACCATTTAGGCAGACGCTTGGAGGCTAAGTGAATTATCAAATAACGATGGACAAATTAGAATATTACAAGCGGAGATATAAGCGTGCCTACAGCATATTTACTCAATGGATATCTATTTTACAGGCTTGTCAGCATTATTGCGTGCCACACCGAGATATATTTTACTACACAAATTATACCCAGGGCGCGCAGAAAAACGGGAAAGTATATGATACTACACAAGTTGCAGCAACACGCGCGCTTACATCAAAACTACAATCAACCTTAACACCGCCAGGACAAACATGGGCAATATTGGAGGCGGGTAATGATTTTCCATCTGAAGAAAAGAAGGCAGTCAATGAATATCTTCAATATGCTACTGATACAATTTTCAACTATATCCGTCATAGCAATTTCGATTTGGCTATTAACGAATGCTACCACGATTTGGTCATTGGAACTGCATGCTTACAAATTAACCCTACTGATAGCGACGATATGCCTTTTATCTGCTATTCAGTGCCTTTGGCTCAGCTCTGTTTTGAGGAAAGTATCAATGGATACATTGAATCAGCATACAGAACTTGGGGCGAGGTACGCATATCCGAGATTGAAATTATGTGGCCACAAGCAGTGTTGCCCCAGTGGATGCTCGAACAGTTAAAGATGGACCCCAATAGCACAATCAAGAATCTCTACGAAGGCGTTGTATACATGCACGGCGACAAGAAGCCATATAAGTATGTTCTTTGGATAGACTCTGATATTCTGCTAGAAGAAGAGGACACAAGTCCTAAGTGGATTATCTTTAGATGGAGCAAAACGAACAATGAAATTTTTGGAAGAGGCCCAGCAATTGAGGCATTACCTTCAATCATGTCGCTTCAAGAGGTTATGCGTCTTGAGCTTACGTCGGCTAACCTTAATATTTGCAAGCCTTATATGGCTTATTCTGATGGTGTTTTTAACCCTTATACTTTTAGGATCGAGGCAAATACCGTTATCCCTGTCAGTCCATCATCCAATGGTCAGTGGCCAATCCAACCAATGCCCGACGTTGCCAACCCAGCTTTTATGCAGCTCACTGCCAATGACCTCCGAATGCAAATCAACAAGCTCATGTTCAACGAGCCCCTCGGACAGCCCGACAACCCAACCAAAACTGCCACAGAGCTTGCCATTAGACAACGGACTCTAGCTGAAGAAATAGGACCGGCCTTCACCCGTCTGCAACAAGAGTTCATGTCCAAGGTTATCCAGCGCTTTATTCACTTATTACAAGCCCGCGGACTATTGGAACCCTTAGTCGTCAATGGACGTTCAATCCAAATACGCTATCAGTCGCCACTAGTGGTGGCACAGGGTCATCAAGATGTCCAAGGGTATGTAGATTACGTACAGATTATACAGACGATCCTAGGGCCTGAAATAGCCACGATTATCCAACATCCAGTAGAAGTGCCAAGCTGGATAGCTGAGAAACTGAATATCAATAAAACATTACTTCCAGATAGACAAAAGCTAGAACAGTTCTTGGAAGAGAAAGGGAAGCAACAAAACGAAATGCAACAAGCTGAGATAGGAGTGTTACAAAATGAGCAACGAAATGCAGCAGCAACAGGGTGATAGTTACTTCGAAGGCCATCCAACAGGAATGGAGGAACAGGCTAAGAAGATGCACGAAGAGATGATGAGAGCGCGTACCGAAATGGAGCGCATATGCTATGAAGTCTTGGAGGTTAATCCAGATGGTCAAAACCTATGGAAAAAGATTGAAGAGCAATTCTTAATCCCTAATCTATGTTCGCCACGTAGTGCCTCGTTCAAAGAAGAGGTTATCTACTTTGAAGGCTTTAGGGAAGCCTTTAGGCATATCAAGGCGTTAGCTTTGAATCACAAGAAACGGATATTAGGGGGTTAATAATGACTGATTCCACAACTGATATTTGGTGGGTAGATGAAGGTGTGGCGGGGCAAGGACCCCGTCCAGACTATCTACAACCAAAATACAAGAGCCTAGCTGAACAAGCCAAGGCTTATAATGAAGCACGAAAATCGTTAGGGGCAATGACTGGTGCGCCAGACGAGTACGTTCTGGACGAGTTCCAGAATGATTTAGACCCAGCCAACCCGCACATCGCAGAATACCTGAAGTACGCAAGGGAAGCACGCTTCAGCCAAGAGGCGGTGTCACGGTCTATTAAGGCATTCGTAGACTATGAAAAGTCCATGATGCCTGATGAGAACCAAGAGGTTGCAAAGTTAGGACCTGATGGCCAAAAGAAGCGGGGCATCATTGACCAGTGGGCCAAGAACTCTCTAAGTGAGGAAGCCCAAAAGACCTACGAGATTCTACCTAAGTCAGCCGAGGTCTTAAAGTTTATGGATGAGTTGCGTCAAAAGTCTATTGCGATGGGTTCTAACCCGCCATTGGCCGCAACCAACAGCACAACGTTTAAGCCATTGACTGAGGCTGAGGTGCGTCAAGAGATGCGAGACAATTATGACAAGTATCAATCCAATCCCGGGTATCGAGAAGAGATACGACGGAAACTTGAACAAGTTATGGGAGTGAACTAGCCTTAAGTTAAGTGTTGCATAACACATTGCTACCTTGACGGCTTAGCCCGGGAAACCGCTACCTAATGCCTAGAGCCCGATGATGAAAAGCAAAACTCAAAAGTAATTTTGGTTTTATTTATCTAGGAGGCTCTAGCCATGTCCTTATCATTAACGAACGTCCAACAAACCGAGTTCGATGAACTCGTAAAGATTGAATACCGCTCACGCGGCTTTCTATTAAGAGATACCATTCGTTTAAGAACAGACGTAATTGGTAACACAGTTCAGTTCAGACGTGTTGGTCAAGTAATTGCCAACCCAGTCGGTTACCAGAACGTAATCAATATCCAAGACCCAGGCTTTGTTGCTTTAACTGCAACGTTGCAAAAATATGCAGCCGGCACGGGCGTGGATGAAATCCAAGACTTAACGGTTAACTTCGATACCAAACGCGAACTCGCAATGATCGTTGCAATGGCTGTTGGTCGTCGTTCAGACCAAATCGTTATCAACGCTGTAAACGCTGGTGCGGGTACAACGATTGTTAACGGTGGCACGAACATGACGTATCAAAAACACAGAACTGTATTACAGTTCTTTGAAGCGAATGCAGTGCCAGTCGGTGAACGATTCCTAGCAATCAGCGCTAACGGTCTTAGAAACTTATTGTTCGATGACCACTACACAAGTCGCTTTTTCACAAGCAACGATTCTGTTGTGGACGGGCAACTCAATTACAAGGAGGTACTCTCCACAAATGTTCGTACCATTCCTGACATGACTGAAGGCGGCTTACCGCTCGCTGGTACCATCCGAAACAACTTAGCTTGGCACAAGATGTCAACTGGTATGGGTATCGGACAAGATATGCGCGTTGAAATCCACTACTTACCACAGCAAACAACCTGGTTCATTAACGGCTTGTTCTTTGCGGGTGCTGTAGTTGTGGACCCCAGAGGCGCCTTCATCATCCAATGTGACGAATCAGTGAACAACTAAGGAGCGACTACAATGGCTTTTTTACTACAGAAATGGACTCGAGTCAGCGCTTCAAATGCTACTGACTTCACTGTTGACTGGACTGTCACACCGGGCGTATTGCTCG